AGTTTATAACTCTTGTCAGATATTCAAGAATCCTCTTGAAATCACTGGCACATTGTTAGAAGCTTCTTTGAGAGGTGATTCATCTGAACTTGCTAGATTAAGAATGCAAAAATCACAAGAGCATAAGATTCACAAAGAAAGAGCTTTCTTGTTTGGTAGAAGAATAGGTGGAACTGGATTAGGTGATTCAGCCTTCGCTGATGGATTGCTTGGTACTGGATCTGATCCAGCTGATGGAGTATTAGCTGATGGTGGACTAGCTGGTACTGCAGAAGTATTCAACGGTGGAGCTCAATCGGGTTCTGGAGCAGGAAAAATAAGAACTACTTATGGTATCTTACCAGCTATCTTAGCTTATGGTGCGACAGATGGTGATAACCAAAACTACTTCACAGCTTCAGAAGCTAGCTACACATATGGTCAATTCGTTGACGATTGTGAAAAGATATTCCAATATGTTCCAACATCAGGTGTTAAGAAAGCATTTGTTGGTGCTGGTGCGTTAGGATTTTGGTCTAAAATGGCTGGTAACTCTGGGTTCGCTGGTAACAATGGTTGGACTGTAAACATGGGTGACATGAAAAGAGATTCTCTAGGTTTTAATTATAGAACTTTAGAGACACCTCATGGAATGATCCAAATGATACCTACTCCTGCGTTAAGAGGACCATGGAATAAATCAATGTTAATTGTTGATGATGACAATTTATTTCATTCACAGTATAGAGCTCCAATGTATCAAACGAATATCAAAACTGATAATGCGTATGATGGCGTTAAAGATCAATACATGTCGGATGAAGGAATAGGCATCACTAACATTAATTCACATTCACTGTTAAAAATAACAGCGTAAGGGAGGGCTAAGAAATGGCTAGACCTTATATGGGTGGAAGTAATGCGGCTATAAAAGCAGTATCAGCAGATACTACTTTTTCAGTAGCAGATCATGGTAAAACTATAGTACTGGACGGAAGTTCAGCACTAAATCTTACTATGACATTGCCAACTACAACTACAAGCAAAGGTGTACTCCTTGATTTTGTAATTGGAGTGGCAAGCAATGCAGCTACACAAATTCTAATAACATCAGATACTAATATAGTAGGTGGTCTTATTTTGAATGGAACAGGTGCAGTTACTGCTATTACATCAGGAGCTACCAGAGGTTTTGGTGATGCATCTGATGCAGGATCCAGAATGCAGATAGTTTGCGATGGATCTAAATGGATAATACTAAATGCTAATAGTGATGTAGCATTTGTAACCGCATTCGGTTAATTAGCTTAACAGAACTAGGAGTAAGTCGTATAAAGGGCTTACTCCGAATCTGTAACAAAGGAAAATTATGATATTTGAAACAAAAATAAATTTTTATGTAAGTTCAACAGACGGTTATACTGATGCTGAAGCGCAGCAGTATATCGTTGATGGTTGCTATGATATATATAAAAAAATGAAAGCAGCTAAAGGCGAAGATGAAGCTCAAAAGTTTGGCGTAATGACTGCTAATGATACTACTGGCAATGCTCCTAATATAGATGAAGTACATGAGATTCTTCATGTACAAAGGAATGGGATCACTGCCAATCAAGTTTCTGTTACTTTAGCAAATAAATACACAGACACAGATTCAATATATTATGCTTCAGTTGAAGACCCTGTATATTTCCTTCAAGAGGAATATTTATATGTCAAGCCTGTTCATAGTCCAAGTGGAGCATTGCGCTATATATATCTACCTGCTTATATAGTTACTAACTATGATTCAAATCCTTCTTCAATAGACAAATTTCCTGCAGAATACTATGATAACGTTTTAGTATATGCAGCTATAAAAATATTAGAAGCTAAATTGCATAAATACATAGAAGATGATGAAGATGCAGAATTAGCACAGTTAATAACAACAAGAATTGATAGACTAAAAGTACAGTATACAGAAATGTTAGGAGTATCTCAGTAATGAAGCTAAAAGAAATGATAGAAATAATAAAAGAATCTCACCCAGAAGTTACTGAGCAAAGAATAATTAAATTGCTCAATCAAGCTAATATTGAATTTTCATCAGATACAAGAATATCTGAATCAAGCTTCATTGTTGATGGTGGGACTGTTGTAGATAAAACATACTATACGTTATCAGATGATATGCTAACTATAAGTGATGTTTATATAAATAAAGAAAAAGCACAAAGATTAGGATTTAAACCAGACAAGGAAGATGAGGATATGACATAATGAACGGAATGGCAAACACTAATATAGGTCAAAACGCTTTAATAAATAACCCATATGATGTAAATAATAAATATGGGGAATCACAAAGTAACAATCAACAAACACCCCCTGCTAATCCTTTGCAAGATTTTGATAGTGCAAATTTCGATGTAGCAGATCCAGAGCAAGTTAGATCACTACAGCAGCAAATGGGAGTAACAGTAGATGGTATGTTTGGACCTGAAACAGAGAAAGCATATAGAGGTTTTGTTAATCAAAAAAGAACATCATCAGGTCAAGACGCTTACACTTATGATGAACCTCAAAAAGATGGCTTTGGTTTTGGACAAATGATGAATCCTTTCAGAGAAATGAAAGAAAACAGACAGCAAGGATTAGGTGTATTTGGTAAACAAGATGGTTTTGCTTCTGGTCAAGGAACTTTAGCAAACTGGAATCCTGGAGAAAATGTAGAGCAAGGAAGAGGCTATTTTGGTAAACAAGATGGATTTGGATCTGGACAAGGTGGGCTTTCTAATATAGGTGCAGGCGGCGAAGGTTTCATGGGTAAGTTTGGAACAGGTCAAGGTGCCTTAGCGAATATAGCTGAAGGTATAGGTAATTTTTTCAATAGAAATGATGGAGAAAATAACTTAAACAATTCTCTTAATGGTATGCTAGGTAAGAATATTAACAACGAAGTTACTGATGCCCTTGAATCAACTAGAAGATTTAATAACTATGGTACACCTCAATTTAATAATTTTTCTAATTTTAATACACCTACTGGTAATCCTCACTTAACTAAACCAATGTTAGATGACTTAGGCATAAAGCCAAATTATACTCCTGATCCTAGTAATCAATATGATTATGATAACCAGGAAGAGATTCCAAATTGGTTAGAACAGAGAAAAAATAATAGTTACTTGTTTGGAGGCAGATAGTATGGGAGTATTGCATGGAAGTGGATATGTCTGGTGGATAGAAAGAGGTAAGTTATCAATAGGTACTACGTCTGATAATGGAGCTACTGTTCAGCCACCATCTACAGCAGGATACATTATAAGAGTATATGGGAGAGAAGTTGCCCAAGTACAAAAAGATGGAAGTGTTGCTACGTCTTTTAGCACAGGTACATCTATAGATAAAGATGAATATTCTCTTCTCCCTTCTCAATTCCATGAAGCATTAATTGCTAAGGTTATGGTTAAGCTATTTAGGAAGGATCCTGAAGGCGTTGCATTTTCTCAATATTGGGATGAAATATATAAAAAATATATGATAGAAGCAAAGAAATATGCCAATCAGGGGAGACTTGATACAGGTTTTAATGTAGCACAATACGACATGTAAAGGATCAGATGGCAACTTGGAATAGAGATGACAGTGATTTAGCAGTAACTACAGGGGTAGCTTCTACAACTGTAGGTAGCATAAGAGTAACTGGTACTACTATCGGACTTGATAGCAATACAGATATACTTTCTTTCGAAAGTTCTGTGTTGAACGTAACAGAAGAGTTAAGATTAACAAATGAAAATATAGTTTTAAAAAATGGTGGCACAACTAATATCACTTTAAATGCTACTAGTGGTGCTATATCAGCTACATCTATATCAGCTACATTGACAGGAGCATATACAGGTGATCCCTTAGCTAATGCATATATTGCCAGTGGATTAGACGCTGTTAAAATTGGTGACGGGTCTATATCTAATACAGAATTCCAACATTTAAATTCAATTAGTTCAAACATACAAACACAATTAAACGCAAAACATGCAACTATAGATGCTAGTGCTAGACTAGATGCTTCATCAATAGGTGCCAATGGAAATGTAAGTAATACAGAATACGGATATCTATCAAGTGTTACATCGGATATACAGACACAATTAAATGCCAGACCAGATACTTCAGGAACTATAACAAACGCAGATTATGCTCAATTTAATAGTCTTGGACAATTAAGAGGCAGATCTACTACTGAGGTTAGATCTGACTTAGGTATATCTGATGTAGAAATAGCTGATTGGACTGTAGATCAAGGTAGTGATAATATACATGTTAATAATATAGCAGGCAATTTAACTATAAATGACCTTTCTACTACAGGCGTTATTGCTTGCGGTGGTACTATTACTAGTACTGGAGTACTCACAGCAAGCACAACCTTCACTGCAAGTGCAACTGCTAGTATTGCAGGATTATTAACAGCTACATCAGGTGTTAAACTTGGCAATGATATCATTTATGCATCAGACGGTGATGCTGCGATAACATTAGATACTAGTAGTAATGTTACTGTTGCTGGTGTACTAGAGGTAGATGGTAATATGATTCGGGCATCAGACGGTGGTAATACTATTATAATGGACACTGCGGATAATGTACGTCTAGGTAACGACTTGTATGTAGATGGCATTATAAAAGTCACTGGCAATATTATACAAGCTTCTGATAGTGGCACATGTATTACTATGGACGATGATAGTAACGTAACTATTGCAGGAGATCTAACCGTATCAGGAGGCAATATAACTAATGCAGTTACTTTTGATAGTGGCATAACAGATTCAGGAACTATATCAGCAGGAACATGGAGTGGTACAGCCCTTGTAGATGGTAAGATCGCTTCAGCATCTACATGGAATGCAAAGCAAGATGCTTTAACATTCGGTATATCAAACACTAATGTTGCTAAATGTGGCGCAAGTATAGTAGACAATGATTTTATTAGAGTAGATGGTACTACATTTGAAGGTAGATCAGCATCTGAAGTAGCTAGTGATATTAATGCATCTCTACCTGTTACAGCAGTTAATAGCGCTACAGCAAATGAACTAGTTACAATAGGTGCTACAACAACAGAATTAGATGCAGAATCTAACTTAACATTTGATGGAAATAATTTATTAGTAGGTGATATATCTACTGGAAATGCCAATAGTGTAAAAATAGATAAAAACTTTTCTGGTACAACTGATGCTAATACAGCAGGTTTATTTGTAGATTATGATGCTACTGGTATAATGGCAGATGGTCAATCTTTAACTGCAAGAGGTGGTCAAATAAATGTTACTACATCTGCACCTTCTCATCATGCTAATTCTACTATCGGAAATGTTGGGCTTGAAATTGTATGTGTCGGTAATGCAAATGGTACTCATAGTACTATGGGATTAAAAATTGATTCAAATGGTGCAGATACTAATACAGGATTATATATAGATAATCAAGACGGTGGTAAGGATATACATATAGTAAGTTCTGCAGATGCAAATGACTATTGCTCACTATCAGTAGGCGCAAATGGTGCAACTACTCTTTCAACTATAGATAATTCAGGAGTATTAGCAGATTTAACTTTAGATATAGCTGGGGATATGATTGTAAATGTAGATGGAGGAGGTTTTACGATTAAAGATGACACACATTCTCATTTTTTCTTTGATTGCGATGCTACTGCATTTACAATATATGATGATACTCAACAATTAGATTTGTTTAAAATACAAGTTGCTGCTAATGGCACAACGATATCAACTCAAGATTGGGAACTTAGTGGAGATAGTGTTGACGCTGATTTAATATTTAGTGCAGATGGTCATGTAGAATTTGATAATTGTGCGGTAGGGTTTGATAGACTTGAAGCAACATTTAGTACAACAGGAGAAATAGGTTCTGGGGGATCAGACGATACAGATATAGATTTTAGACTAGGTAATAAGTATAGACTTGAGATGACAGCAGATATGCATACTATGAATCTAATTTTCCCAGGCACATCAGGTAATTTTACATTAGTTTGTACAACTAATGGCGACCATGATGTTTCATATTGGAAAGTATTTGAATCTGATGAATCAGCAGGAACTACAGCAGATGTCATGTGGGCAGGTGGCAGCGTTCCTGCGTTTACAAGCAGTGGAGTAGATATAGTATCTTTTTATTGGGATGCTGATGAACAACAAGCTTATGGAGTTGCCTCTTTGGCATTTGCTACACCATAATGGCTTTTAAAGACAATATGTTAGAGTTTTTTAATAATAAGATAGTTGATGAAACAGGCTTAGAAGTTATGATGGATTGGGAAACTACTATTATGGAGAAGTCAGCAGAATTTATATGTCATAATAAAGGTGATATATTAGAGATAGGATTTGGTATGGGGATTTGTTCTAATTATATACAAGCTCAAGAAGTTAATTCTCATACAATTATTGAGATACATCCTGATATTATTGAGAAATTAAAGATATGGGCAGAGGGTAAATCTAATGTTACTATTGTAGAAGGCGATTGGAATAATGTGAGTGGATTATCTACTTATGATGGAATATTTATTGATACATTTGGAGATGATAATTGGAATAGTTTTAAACCATTTGCAATAGATAAAGTAAAAAGTGGAGCAAAAATAACTTATTGGAATAACTTTAATTCAGAAAACAATGAACATTCATTTGATTCTATTTCATTTGAAAATATTTCAATATCTCCTGATACTAATAGTTATATGAATGGTAATACTTATTATATGCCTAAAGTTGAATTATAATGGCTACCATATATGCACATACAAATGATGGCTATGTAACAAGATACAATCAATCAAGTTGGTCTAATGCAAGAGCAAATACAGCAGGAACAAGTGCAAGTTCAACAGGAACAGAATATGCTACAGCAGTCCAAGCAGATAGAACTGCAGCAAGAGGTGGTGGATATAATTTTACTATTAGAAGGTCTTTCTTTTTCTTTGACACATCAGGTATATCAACAGATGTGGATAGTGCGACATTTAAGGTTCGTGGATATAGTCAAGGTGGAGGAGATTTAATTGCTGTAAAGTCTAACTCAGATATATTAGTTTTAGGAACAGCAGATTTTGGCTCAATAGTTGGTTGGAATACAACAACAGATGGTAGTGGTGGGGGTGATAATGAAAGCAATGTTACTAAATATTCATCTGAAGTTACAACTTGGAGTACAACAGGATATAATGATATAACATTAAATGCACAGGCATTAGCTGATATGAGAGATGATGGAGCTATTTTTATATGTTTAATAAATTTTGATAATGATTTAAAAGATATTGCTCCCACAAATTATACTGCTCATAGAAATGGTATGTATTATACAAATTATACAGGAACAAGTAGAGACCCATATATTGATTATACTTTAGCACCAACAGTAACAGATAATTCAGTATTTTTTGGAACGAATTTTTAATTAACAAGGAGGCGTAATGCAAAAGAAGATAGAAAATAAGTTACTAGAGTTTAAAACAGAGTTAGAGAAAGTCAAGATAGTTAAGATGAATAATGAAGCTCTCTATTATAAATTATTGGGAGCTATAGAATCTACAGAAATGCTTCTTGAACTTGAAAAAGATGAAAGAAAACCAAAGAAGGGGAAATAATGTTACCAGCATTTATACTTAAAAAAGCTGTAGATGTAGCTATTAAAGCAATAGCTAAAAAACATAAATTGAATAAACTGCAGAAGTATGTAGAAGAAGACAATGAGCTTGATATACAGGTAAAACAAATGCAAAAGACTATATCTAAGCAAGGTAAGACGCAAGAAGAGAATCAAAAAGAAATTGCCTTTTTAAAATCAAGTTCACATGCTCCTCAAGAATATGTGTGTTGTAAGAAATGTGGATGTAAAATAACTAAAATTAAAAACAAATAAGGAGATAGTATGTTATCATTTATAACAAGTAACTGGGAGTGGTTTTTATTAGGACTATACGTTCTAGAAAAAGGTATAAAACTGAGCCCATCTAAAAAAGATGACTTGATTTGGGATATGATTCTCAAACCTATATTAGACAAAGTTAAGAGTAAGTAATGCCTAACTTTGGAAAGAAAAGCAAAGAAAGATTAGCAACGTGCCATGAAGATATCCAGAAGGTATTTAATGAGGTTATTAAAGTGGTAGATTGCTCAGTCTTAGAAGGACATAGAGATGAGCGTAGACAAGCAAAACTCTATGCGGAAGGAAAGACTAAAGTTAATTACCCAATGGGTAGGCATAATACTAAGCCTAGTCGCGCTGTTGATGTTGTGCCTTACCCTGTGGACTGGGAAGATCGAGAACGTTTCCACCTTTTTAGTGGGTTCGTCCTTGGGGTGGCTAGTCGGATGGGTATTCCTCTTCGCTGGGGAGGAGACTGGAATATGAACTTTAGAGTTGACGATAACAAATTTGATGATTTCCCTCATTTTGAGTTAAGATGATCCTTGGTTATATATATATACCAAATGATTATTGGGAATCAACCATTGAATGCGAATATCTAAACGAGCTATAGTCATACCAGATCAGCATTTTCCTATACACGATAAAAAAGCTATCAATGTAGTTTTGAAAGCTCTTGAGATCGTAAAACCTGATGCATTTATAAATCTAGGTGATGTAGGAGAGTGGTCGTCTGTTTCTGCATGGAGATGGAAGAGGAAGAAGAAGCCTCCTTTAGAATATCAATTACCGTACATTGATAAAGAAATAAAATCTGTTAATAAACAAATTGATAGATTTGATAAAATACTTGACAAAATAAAATGCACTGAGCGTTATATTTTAGCAGGAAACCACGATGAGTGGTTAACATATGGATTTGTTTCAGAATATCCATATATGAAAGATTACACATTTGAGAAAGCATGTAGATGGAAAGAAAGAGGTTATAAGTATTACTATTATAATGAAGAGCTTGAGATAGGTAATCTAACCTTTATTCACGGAGCATATGCAACTGGACTACATGCTAAGAAACATGTAAATGAATATAGTTGCAGTATTATGTATGGACAT